CACGGAGATGGAAAGCGGAGGCATGTCTAATGCTTGGATTTGAGAGCCTCTGTTCTTGGCAATGATTTCCCCATGAACATTATGGATAGCACGGACTCCTGAGTCACGATCGACAACGATACGACCTTTAGCAACGCGAGTGTTATATTCGAGGGCTGAAGATTCCAACGTATTAATGACACGATTAATAGGCATAACGTGTTTGATCCAAGACTCACCGTAAGGTTCTTTAGGAGTGATATCACCACGATAGACAATAAAATCAAAATCTTCCTCATCGATCTCCTCATACGAAAGCGGGACTGAGTTGACTTCACCCCAGATACATTTAACAGTGTAAGGCTTACCTGTATCTTCTCTGTAGCGACGGAAATATCCTTCATAAAGGATTAATGTTGGAGAATTTCCACCTGGACGGGAAGGGACGATACGGGTAGTTTGAATCATAAATTGTTTTTGCGGAGAAGCAGCAAGCCTTGAGTCGCCACTAACAATCTCTCGTCTTGCCATCAAACTATAATCAGGATTATTCACGACTTTTCCGAGTGGGACACGGACAGCCTTGATCATAAACTCGGCTTCATTTGGATCTTCAGCCAGTGGGTCCATGTAAAAATCGAATGGATCTAAGAGCCAGATGTTGATTTCGCCCTTTTGTTCGTCATAAACGATCTGCCATGGTCCACCAATTGAGTACATTAAAGCTTGGATGACGGTCTCTTTGATTTTCATTTTCAGCTTCAATTTATCAAAGTAGTAGTCTAGGAGTCGTTGAGCATATCTCGCCTGATTTTGTGCAGATTTACTATTGGGAACAGTAGGTAGAACTTCGAACTTAGGTCTAAAAGAGGTGACTTGGTTACGGATAGAACGCATATAAGCTGCTGTTAAGTTGATCGGAACTCTTGCAGACTGCCTAGTTGCCAAAACTACTGTCTGTGTTTGGGGAAGATACCGAGAAAATTGATAACCCCTCCAAAACAAATTACGGCCTAACCATTCTTGATCATAACGGGTTCGCCCAGCAGCAGCTGCCTGAAATGAAGGTCTAGCAATATTAGCTAGAAAGTCAGCCTGTTGAATCATGTTATCGGTCATTTCCGATTCTTTGGGTAAGACATTATCAGCCCTCACCGTTGGGATCGGCTCTGTTGATTCTTTTGATACTTTATCTGTTGTTTTTGGTTTTGACACTAATTATCCAGTCTCTTCTCTCTAGATGACTTCTTCCTCTGGGCCGTCACTCCTATCAATTTCATTTTCGAAAGAGACATTAGTGAATTCATCCATCGGAATCTTACTTAATACCTCCATAAAATTATCCTGATCGATCTCTTCGGCATCCTTCTCTATTTCATTCTCTGTCAAAGGCGGTGTTCTTAACATAATATCATCAACCATCTGTTTTGTAATTGGCTTAGGTAACACCATCTGCTCCAGCTGTTGGATATGTTTCAGGAACGCAGTGAAGTTCTGATTAGATAATTTATCTTTACTCGAATTAATCTCTTTTAGCAAACTATCTTTGGAAGTGCTAATTTTTTCATAGAAGGTTTGTGTCTTGGTTAGTTGTTCATCTACCGATTGGCGGTTTCTGATTTCTCGAAGATAGAAGTAAACTAGGATAGCGACGACAATCACGGCATTAGAGATTGTCAGAATGATTTCAACCATGGGCTAAGGATAACTCCTTTCTTTAGCTAAATCAATTTTACTGGTCACTATTTTTGCAAGAGAGATCATTTCTACCTTAGAATTCTTGATGACGATTTTGAGATCCACCTCACCATAACCTTCTGTTAAGACTTCAGTAACCATTCTTTTGAGCTGTTCTATTTTTACTTCTTCCATTATATTTGAAAATCTAACTCACCATCCATCAGGCTCCCATCAAAATTCATCCCAGGAGAGTCTGAGACTTCGATCTCGTTCTGTCGATTGGCTAGATTATTTCTAATCGCCATTTGAATTGTAATACAAAGAGCCATCACTCTGTCATCAAAAGCGCCACTGGCTGCTGCGCCATGACCATCGGGGTAACGGACAAAAGACATCATCTCATCAATGGTATCTTCATCATAAAGTATCAACCGTTTCTCTCTCAACCATTTACCTGTTTCATCGATCATCAATGGGCGAGTCGCCCGATCAGTTCTCCAACCAAGATAATTTGTCGGCTGAAGAGAGGCCATCCCCTCTTTCTCCATGTAATAGATACGCGGGTAGTTTAAATCTCTGAGTGTAACCAAAGGTACTAGTCCCTGATTATTTCTCTCGACCCCAATCACCGCCTCATTGTACCATCGTCCTAATAGATCGAGCTGCCTGCCAAACTGATCTCCTGCAAGTCGTCCATGCCATACTGCAACAATCTCTGCGGTATTCACATCCATGACAGTTGCCACTGAGTAATCAGCCCGTTTCTCTTTTTCTTCGTCAGGTAGAATCTCCAATCCTTCTGCGGTATCTGCGCCGATCACATAATTATGCGCACGATCAGGCTTCTTCCATACCTTCAAGTCTCCTTTGGGATTCTCCTCGAAGAAGATCTGGTATGCGCCCGTTAGATTACCTGTCATTAGAGCTGGCTTCGAGTTACGGAGATACCACTGAAGAAGTGTGGTTGACCAGATGGGATTACCTGAAACGATAAAGGCCTCCGTTGGGTTAGATGGAAACTGTTCTTGGAAGGCTTCAATATTTCCTCCAAGCTCGGCAAGTTTGTACCTTCGCCAATTGAGTTGCTCATTAGTTAATTGATATTTAGCTTGGATTTCTTTCTCCTCATCTGTTGGGGAGAAGCCATCGTAAATAGGGAGTTGATATTCTTTGAGAGCGAACCATGGGAGGAAGTGTGGGCGGAATGGAGAAGACGGGTGTTGGGATTTCTTCCAAAGATTATAGAACCAATCACCGATTCCATTGGCGGTTGTCTCGACAATAATCCGACCATTTCTAGGCACAGCTTGCATCAAACCAATCATGGTCCGCTCCTGATTCAACCATCTTGAGGTCTCGGAGCAATGGAGATTATTGATAGTGTCTCCGTGACCAAAAGCTCTGGCTCCAGCATACCCAATATAAAAGGTCGCTCCATTATTCATGTTGACCATTTCAGACCTAGAGTTATATTTCAGCTTATAAGGTGGGCTTCCTGGAAAGGTTTGCTTCAAAGATTCGAGATAGAACTTCACTTTATCGAATAACCTTTGTGAAGCACCCTGTTCGTGCGAGATAACCACACAACGAATATTCTCAATCGAGATGAAGTCGATGGCAAATAGCGCCAAAATCAGTGAGGAGATACCTTCTTGTCTAGCTTTCAAGATAACATCCCTTCCTTTGAGATTATTTAATATTTGATTTTGTGGCTCATTAAGGATAAAAGGGATGGTCTTATGATGTTTATCAACAATTAAGAAGGATTTCTGGATAGCATTACGGTAGAACTCTGCACTGACATCAGCCATATAGCCCGTAATATATCATCTTCGGTTAATTATTTCTAACCTTAGGATCAAAATAATCCTTCACTGTTGTAAAAACTAGATAAGCGACACCCATTACTGTAATTGCCGTAGGACTAAAGAGGTCTGTACGAGGCATTAATACCCCTAGCAGTGCCACTATAAGACCTATAACTGTCAGAATTTTGGTGCGGTTGATGGCTCCAGATAACATTGTATAGTTATTCTCGGTTGCTTTAACTTTTTTCAAATGAATCACCTCCTAATAGGAGTGTACTGAGGAATTACAACGAGGTCAAATAATTGGTTATGGGATATTTATGCGCATTTTCATCTAGTGTTGCATCCCAACGATGATCAATATCAGGGGTGAAATGGAAATGGAGATGATTTGGACGGATCGTGCCAGAGATACTGTCAAAGCTATTTATTCTTAGCCGATGAAAGTAGACAAATTTATCGACAGGCCGACCCTTATCTTTCCCTGAAGGAAATTTTAGGTTCGATTTAGTCACAACATTGAATGCATACTCTTTTATTTGGATTAACTCTGCCATCTCCTCAACAGTCATTTCTGACTCTCTAGTAAAATGTCTCTTTGGCATGAACATGGTGTGGTAATACCAATAGGGAGCAAGATTCTGGACCCATAGCCAATTCTTGAATTCCTTGATGACAGCCTGATACTTAGCCCATTGGCAAAAGAAACAGGTATTCGGATCAGCTTGTTTGATCCATGCATCATATTGCTTTCTAGTTAATAGCTTCATGCGTACAACCTCGCAATCAGTCCGTCTAATGCGCCACCTCGATAGAAGACGGCCATATCTGGGAATTGTTCACGCTCTTGGTCGACAACATAGTCCATTACAGTTGTGGGTACTCGACCATCCATTTCACGCAGAGTCCATTCAGATAATTCTTTATACAGTTCGGGGTAGGCTATTTTGGATCCACTAAGTAGTTTTACAAATTGGCCTCTAGTATCGCCGAAATTAAATGACATCATCTGTCGATCCCTTTTGTACAGAGATTGAATCCATGGAATGATTAGCCCTTCGACATCTCTAAGCATTGGGGGAAATAAATCGATGTAGAATAGTTCATTGGTCTCAGTATGACGGATGAAATTAGCGGGCTTGCCATCAATAGCTACCGCAGACTTAGAAGCGCCTGTATTCAAGGAGCAAAGGGTTCTCACCATATCTCTCCAGATAAAAGGGAGTTCTGCGGAACGACTTCTGATCAGCACATCGACATCCTTGCCTGGTACTAATTGATCAATCATTTCAATTCCTCTTTCAGTATAGGAAAGTTCGAAGCTATTTGGGAGATTTATATTATAAAGTTGTAATTGATCTTTGTAGTCAGGAATTGCCCAAGTCAGACTAGCTAGGTCTTGGAGTGAGAGATCTTGCCCGCATAATTTTCTGACTGCTGGATCGCCGAGGTAGTCCCCAATCTCGACTGTAGATTGTAGTCCTACTGATTCTATTCGGCGTTCAGTTATAAACATTATAAAAAATAAGAGGCCACGTCGGCCCAAGACACAAACCTAATAGCACGGTTATCTATCAAGGCCTGCATATTCTTTGGTTTAGTATTTGTTATCTCTAGTTGGGGGAGCTGATATTTCTCTAGCCAGACTCGCATCTTTGGCCATTCCTCCTCAGTACGAGAAGTAAGGATGACAACATTATATTTCTTGATCAGATTATCCAAGGTGAATTTTGCCCCTTCGATTGGTTCACCGTATAGAGAACCATCATCATAACCTCTGTAACCATCATGAATAACTAAATCAAAATCTACTGCGATAGTTCTCATCTAGTACAGATACCTCCTTTACAATCGACCAAAAGTGGATTCACTTGGAAATAGCTATAGCAACTGGCTGGTAATTCTTCAAGAGGAAAATAAGCAAAGTTCTCGCAATAAGATCTATCCCCTAATTCACGACCTTGGACGACTCCACCTGTATATAGAGATGTCATCAAAACAAAGACAACCGCGATAGCGAAGAGGACAAATAGCGCTAGAATAAATCGATTATTCATGCTCCTTTATTTTTCCTTTTCTTTGTTATCTGACCTGGCTGTAATCCAAGAGCTGCAAAGATCGGTTCACGTTTATGCATCATCTCTAAGATGGCATCAATCGCTTGGGATTTACTTTGATACCCAGCTCTAGCCCAATTTGGGAATTTACCAGCTTTGATATCCTCCATAGATAGATCATCAATTGTCCAATCGTCGTACTGTGTTTTCATTTTGGAGATACCTCCAGTCGATCAGTTATTTCCTTAGCAATAGTGAGAGGAGATCTACCTATTTGCTTACCAAGGAGGATTGCGATATTTGTGGTGTAATCTACTCCTGGTTGATTTGTTACAGGCCATATCTTTAACCCTGAGGAATCGTAACCTGCCTCAGTGATAGCCTTCTTAAGTTGGGTATGTAATTGCTCTCTAATCATCGATTGCCCCTTCCCCTAGAAAAGAACCACTAGCTTTAGCCTTACTGATACACTCAGCACATAGCTTATTACTAACCCTGATCTGATCGCTATCTCTATAGGTTACTAGGGTGACTGGCTTAGGTCGCTTATTGAAACAAGTAGGACAAATCCCCATTTCTGGGACGATCTCTAATTCGTCTTCATCGGGGAAATCTTGCATCTCAATTTTTTGTTCTGGCATTCCGCCAACTAGGGCGGTAGGTGCTGAGGAGACACCGAGACTCTCAACTGCTTCGATCTTCATACGGACAAGATGTTGGATAAATGTGGAGAGTTTGTATCCATGAGCATCGCAGTAAGCCTTGGCACGAGTAGCTAATTCATCTGGAATTGATAAGGTAATATTCATTACTATGTAATAATACATAAAAGTATGTATTCCTGTCAACAACTAAAATACATACTAATACATACAACTACTTATTTATACACACTAATACATACAAATATTAAAGGTACTTGGTCCAATATAGCCCCCCCGTATAGCCCCCCATAGGGCATACCCTGCTATAGCTACAGCTGAAATATGACACCCATAGGCTCAAAGTAGGCATGCTGATGTGGGTATGCTAGGTATATATAGGTAAGAATTTTTTTTCTGCCCTTGGCCAGCCAGTGAAGCGCCAAGGGTCGCATATTCCCCAGCATGGGGGTGGCTAGTTTGCCAACGATTAGCTTGCTATAGCTATCGAATCACTGCATGCTATTTCTGTACACATGAGAGCAAAAGGTTTATGAGTATAATACACATTATCCTCAGTAAGTAGTGGGCTGTAGTAGGCTCAAGCAGTGGCTAGCTAGGCTCAGATATGTCGCACAATAGCATCTTAGCCTGCCAACATTCTTGCTGGCAGAAGCCATCACAAGCTAGCTAGCATGATTACTACTACTGTATTACATACATAGTGTATATATAGTTATTTCTTTTAATGGGTGTTCTTTCGTTTGCTTCTTCTTTTCGCTATCGTTAACTAGTAGATCATCTCTGCTAATGGCTCGCTATCCATTATATTATCCTTATATTCATTGATGCTTATTGGTTGGGGTATCTCCTGTATATTCTCATTTATTGCCTCGCTGAATCTATCTAACTTTATATTATCTAATGCAATTAGATCGTCATTATTCTCTTTTGTCTCTATTGCTACAGGTTCAGGGGTTGGGGCATTGCTTACCCATTCAGTGAATGTCACTTGTCTCACTGGAGTCTTAGCTAGATCACCTTGTGTAGGCTCAATACCTAATATTTTTCCTATTCGATCATATGCCATCGCAAAAACTTTAGGGTTATCACTAGTCGCAAATTCAGCCAGTTTTGTGGCTAGGTATACCCCTGTGATGTTCTTGTCTTGTAAGGTCATCTTCATCGTATCAATGATAGATACAACACTTGGTTTGGTTAGTAAATTATTCTTTGGATTTCTGGCTGTACTCTTAGAATATCCGGCTTTTAACATGGCTTGAGTCGGGGTCATTCCTTGGTTAACTAATTGGATAGCGGTAATAGCCTTTTGGCTGGGTGTTTTCTTACCACGCATAGTCTAATTATACGCTCGAGCATTGTTTTAGTCAAAGATAAGTATTGACAGATGATATATCATATGATAATATATATCTATCCTGACAGGATACGAAAGAGAGGTGATACAAATGCAATTAATAAAAAGAATCGAGAGTTATCACAATATGTTTGAAACTAAGACTAGAGACAATGGTGAGTCGTTTGTTTGTATGAGTGATAAAGCCTCGAAAGAGTTACACGATAGCGTAATGGAAGCTCATAATAATCAACTGCCTAATGACTGGACTTATTCAACCTATGAATCAATTCTATCCTCAATGTCTAACTACGATATTAAGACAGTAGAGGACTTAGAAGAGAATCGAAGTGAGATAGTTGATAGTTTGGTTGATGTTTATACTTCAGACTTAACAGCTTGGCTGAATAGTAATAACTATAATGTTGAGTATTTAACTGAAGCGATGAAAGAATGGGAACCAGAGGACGGATTTAGATTGTTGGCTATGGCTCAGTACATGGCAATAGATGAGATTTATGGTTATGTACTTAGTTTGTTAGAGGGTTAGGGTTTTACTCTTGTCTCAAAGCAATTTGAGGCTAGGGATATGATCCGAAGATCACAAGAATGTGAGGTGATAGTAAATGATTAATATACAACGCGTATCTGATTTACTTACTTTGAAAGCTAAGGGTAATTTAGATACACAAGAACAAGACGAGTTAGATAGCTTATTGATTGATATTCAAGAACGGCTACAAGAGTTGCGAGAAGAAATAGTAAAAGAGTGTATAAGTTATGACGAGATAGCAGAGTTGCAATCGCTTGTCGAGTATATCGATCCTAGTGATGTTCAATTGCTAGAATGGGCTGGAGTACCAGAGTTTGGTTGTGAGCAATGTGGGTCAACTGATGACCGCATGGTTTTGATAACTAACGATCAAATTTACGGAAAATGTGTGCGTAAGAATCACACGAGAGCTTTGGGTAGATAGTTAGGGTTTATTACTGCTTGTAACTAGTTTACAGGCGGTAAATAGTCTCTAATGGCTATAGATTAGGAGGTGAGGATGGTGCAAGTATTACAAGTTAAAAAATACAACAGTCGAGAGATGGTTGAATATGGCAAAAAATGGGATGAGTGGTCAAAAGAAGGTGGATATAACTCAAATAACTACCCACCGCAACAAGCATTTTTTGGATTCTATACGCCACAAGGTCAATTTAGACAAACTGGTTATGTAGCGTTTGAACAAAATAGGGCTTATTGGCGACCTACTAAAAAGGAAGCTATAGAAGCGTTTAATAAAGTTATTTAGGGTTTAACATTGTGTATAAGTTATCCACTTATGCACAGTGACTAGCTCCTAAGCTATGTAGGCGTGAATTAGAGCCTATAAATGTTGTACGGTCTGGAAGAAGTTAAGGTAAGAATAATACAACAGCATAGTAAAGCTAGGGAAAGAGGGGTGATAATAGTGGAAGACAAAATAAAAAAGATAATTGCTGATTTAGATGTCGTATTTAATAAGCAAACACTGGGTGATATTCCAGCCATTCAAGAAGAGCTCAAAAAACTGATGGAAGAAGATAAAAACACGATCAGATTAGTTTGGTCTATTGATGATATTAAGGGCATTGATGCCGAACGGGAAGATCAAACAATTGAACCATTAACAGATGAAGAGTGTCGCAAGGTCTTACAAGAGGTTGAGCGTCACCACGATGCAGAAGTCGGTGTTAATTGGGAAGTGTTGGAGTACTGGGTAGACGAGGTACGAACAGAGAGGATTTAGGGTTTAATGTTGGTTATTATTATTTGAGGCAGGTACAGCCGTAAAAAGCTAAAAGATGCCGTAATAGTAGCCGACAACTAGCTCCTAAGCTAGGGAGAAGAGGTGGATAAAATGGATAATATAGCTATGGGCTTGCCTGTTCAATGTAAATATTGTGGTGGAAGCCAAAATTATAAAACGACTGATCTAACAGAACTACAAGAAGCGATCGAATACGATCATGAATACTTGTGTAATCAGTGTGGTAGTGCAGTCCGAATCAATGAGGCGCTTGATCCTATACAAGTGGCACAGTTTGGTTAGGGTTTAATGTTGCCCGTCTGTAGTCTAGACTTGTTTGGGTTAACCCGCAAGCAAGCAGATGGGCAACAATTAGCCTCTAAGCTAAAGAAAGGAGACTTATATATGGATTTGTTTTGGGCTTTTGTGTTGGTACTAATATTATTTCTATGGGTCTTTTTGACTCAGTTAGGACACGGCGAATAGAAGACTAATACTATTCATACTGTGAATAGTGCCTAGTTTTTTATACTAGAGAGAGGAGTATTGTCATGAAGAAAAACAAATTTGCCATTTTAGTGAATGGCGCTATTAATGAATATGATACCTATGACAGCCTAGAAGAAATTAGAGAGGCTATCCAGATCATGTTTAATGATGGTGATCTAGATAATGATGATCTTGAAGACTTGCAAGTTATTCAAATCTTTAATTGTTATAGTCTCAAACAAGGAGACTTAACCATTGAGGAGACAGAGTTAAACCTGTAATTTCTTTTTTGAGACTGTGCTGATTGGCGATTCAATGTCAGGCGCGCGGGTTTTTTGCAAATGACAAAAACGAAAAGTATAATACTATGACTGCTGATTCAATGGACATTCCACAAGAGGATGTTATTCCTCACATTCTTAATAGCCTTAACGAGCTAACCGCAACGGTTAGCGAACTAACTACAATGATTAAGGTAATCGAAGCCAAACAAACCCGTCTTGAGAATGGGTTAAATTTGTTTGACAAAGATCGTAAATTACTAGAGGATAGTCTTGTACTGGGCACTCAGATCAAAAAGCTCCTAGAACTTGTCAGAACTAAACAAATTGATCTTAACAGAGATACAAGGAATAGAAGTGAGGAGATCAAAGATATTATCACTAGTATTAGTGGTGACACTGAACAAGCCGTAGTAGAGGGCTTTGAAGGTATTATCCAAGCAGTTATTGAAAATAAACCACTCAAAACTCCGAAGCCAAGATGGTATAGCAAACTCAAGAAAATACTATTGACCAATAAGAAGTGATTTAGGGGTTTAAGTAAAATGACTCTTTGGGGTTGGGCATTCAATGTCAGGCGCGTATGTATGCTTCATCTAATTTCTCAGATAAAATATTTTTTGATTATAGTAAAAGTCTTGGTCACTCTCGAGAGCGATACATCGATTGTTATCATATGATACAATCAATACATGTGGCTTAGGTTAGGTGGAAAATGGAAAGATAAATTCGTTGAGATAGATCAGGAAGATTATGCTCTAGTCTGGGAATATAATTGGCTTATAGCCAGTCAAAATGGGCATGTTTATAGGTCTTATTGGCGAGATGGTAAGAAGCAACGCATGCGACTTGATAGCATGCTTATTCCTCATGGTAGAGGATTCAATGTCATTCACAAAGATAAAAACCCCCTTAATTGCACTCGTGAAAACTTAGAATTAGTCCAATACTCCACATTAAGCAATAGTCGTAAGTGGGTAGGTCGGAGTGGTTTACGCGGAGTGTCACTAGTAAAGAACCGTTGGAAAGTTTGTATCAGAATAAATGGCAAACTATATCATTTAGGCTCTTTCATTAATCCGTATCAGGCAGCACTCGCTTATAATGCTAAGGCGTTAGAAGTTTGGGGTGAACATTGTTTTTTAAATGATGTTGATGACCTAGAAACAAAGATGAATATATTCGAGCTATACAAACCAGATGACCCCAAGAGACAAGACAATGGGTTTAAATTCAATAAATATATGCATGAATTGGCACGAAAAGCTAAACGAAAAATGATAGCTGAGAATAAAGATAAGTGATATAATTCCTAAAGATAGTTTGGATGATATGGTGTTAGCGTAAGCGCATCAACTTCACTTTTTTGATTAAGGGTGAATTTTGAATATTCACCCAAGCTATCTACATATCTCTAAACAAGATAACGTATTCTAATTTCACCCCGAAAGGGGTGTTTTTAGTGGATATGTGGATAATTATTGTGGGGATAAGTTAAATATGTCATATACAGATAAAGAGGTGTAAAATATGGATGTGTTGGTATGTGGTGGCCTGAGAGCCACGTGAGTTGCACAACAGACATCTACTGCTAACGGCAACCAGTTGAGATGTGATGTAGGTCGAACCCTACCTTATCAACACAAATGGCGCGGTAGCTCATTGGTAGTTCGCAACTAGTCATTGATTACACAATGATAGAGCAGTCCCAACGCGTAAGGGAGAGGGTGTTGGTTCGAATCCAACCCGTGCCACCAAATAGCAAACCAGAGGAGGTGTTGTGGAAGCATGAAAGATGATGACAATAGATGCCCGAAATGTGGAGTAACTATCGGCAATTATCAAGTTCACAAATGTCTTTAGCGGGGATGCGCATCGTTTAACGCATAAGTAGAAAGGCACAATGGCAAAAACAGAACTCGCTAGCCAGTATATTGATGGATTAGACCAGTTAATGGTTCGTTATGCCGTCCTCAAAGAAGAGCCCCACATCATTGAAGAATTTTACCCTGAATTAAAAATAAAAGAGATTGAAAAATTAGCGTTAAGAGGAATGTGGGGATATTACAAAGAACTTAATCAATTTGGTTTGGGAGCTTCGGCAAAGGCTAGAATTAGAGAGGGTTTAGTTTATGGTTGAGATGGATTATCCCCCTAAGTATTACGGCGACCTTTTTATGGGCAAAATAGTCCCTATACCTGAACAAAAATTTAATGGCATCTATATGCGGAATGTCGATTACCTAATTAGACATGATCAAGTCCAATTACAATTTACTCTTTGGGGGAAATTGGTGGGGTATATGAATAGACGGAGGCTAGAGATTGAAGGATTACGAGCGGATCATTCCGAGGAAGCGCTCGATATGATCGCCAGAGAACAATTACTTTTGCTTTGATTTACCCCCTTGTCATTCATTTTATATGGTGTTAATATATCTCATATGATAGTTCTTATGAGAGGATTATCCATCTCAATAGAATAAAAATGAAAAAATATACAAATAGAGGATTTAAGAATTATGCAGATATTCACCATGATTATGGAGGGAGAGTTACAGTCAGAGAATCTAGTTCTGCTGAGAAAAAGGCTGTCTGGATCTTTATCGATAATACTGAATCTCCTCATTTGCAAGAAACAAAAACGTCAGCGCATCTAACAGTGCCTCAAGCTAGAAAAATCAGAGATGCTTTGGATAAGTTTATTAACAATATATGACTAAATACAAAATGTGGAACATACAGACTGATAAGCTGATGATAATTCACTCTGAGGGTAGATTGTTGGATGCGCTGAAAGAGCTACGTTTGAAAGAAGCTAAAGCGAAGAAAGAAGAGAAAGGGAAAGATGAAAGATAAACATTTTATTGACTGGGAGAACGAAGTATTTGGATATGGTTACGGCACGGGTGAGCTTCATACACTCCGTGTTCTAAAGAAATTCTTTTCAGCAGTACCAAAAGAGGGCAATTATGATTTTGAGAAGATGGAGAAAGCTCTCGGTCCACAGCAGTTCTGGTTGTTACTAAATATCCTTTGCCATGCCGATATTATCGAGTATGGTACAAGCCCAAGATACGGTTGGTTAACTGAGAAAGGGCAGATACTACTTGATTACTTGGCACCACTTTCGATAAAAGAGCTTTATGAGATGGTGGGGGTAGATGACACCTATATCTACTGTTACAACGGTGTCTGCAATTGTGAAGAGCCATGCAATAATCCATTATTTAGAAAAACTGTTAAATGAACCTCCGCACCAAACTAATCATCGATATATGCTAAACAAACTACTGCATAAACTATTTGGACATATTTGGGTTAAGGGGATTCTCTTAACCAACCCACATCATTTTGTTGAGGAATGTATTCTTTGTCACAAAGTAAGGAAGCATAAGAAATGAGTATCCACGCTTGGATCACCGCTTGGATATTATTAGCCATCTTTTTTGTCTGGATGATATTAATGTTTATATTCCCTCCTAA